AGTGAAATGTCAGATGGAAAAAGAGGCGCTCTGCTCAGCTTTGCTTATAATCTTGGTGCCGGTTTTTACGGTGGTGATAACTTTAATACTATTACTAAACGCCTGAAGAATAAAGAGTGGGACCTAGTTCCCGATGCGCTTTATCTCTACAGAAATCCTGGTTCAAATGTAGAAGCAGGTTTAGCACGTAGAAGAAAAGCAGAAGGTGAAGCTTGGAAAAAAGGTTAACCTCACACTAGGAAAAAATGGAAACACCAAACAAAAAGGAAAAGTGTATGAGTACTGTTATACGTATTGCGATTTTGGGTTGGTCTGCTGCTCTCCTTACTGCTAGTTATGCTGGTGCTCTATCTAAAATGGACCCAACATTTATTGCTACTGTCTTCACAGCATCTGCTGCCACATTTGGTATTAATACAATGAAGAAAGGTGGTGATGATGATGAAAAGAAAGAAGAACCACGTAGAGAAGTAGTTGTAGAACCTACTCCTGAACTACCAGCACCAGAAGTTGTTGCTGATGAACCAACTCTTGAAGAGAGAGTGGAAGTATTGGAAGGTCAAGTACAACCCCGCACAGGTGGATCATAATGGCAAAGTCAGCAAACAAAGGTAAAAAAGGTTCAGCAGGTTCTGCCAACAATAAAAAGCAGAACTCTGGAAATGCTAACGCCAAAAAAGCAAAGAATGGTGGCAAGAAAAAATGATTGACTTGATTGCCTTTATGATTGTTGGGTATGCTGAAATTAGTCCTGGACAATGCCAATTGGATTATTTTCGATATAATGAAGTTCACTCGCTTGTAATCCCGTGCCAAGAGAATGGAACACCCCAAAAAGGGAGTGTTGGAATGCTCCCATCCATAAAATACTCCAAGCAATAGATAATCACACCCGTCTTTTTATGGAGACGGGTGATTTTTGGCATGAAGAACAGGCCCAGATATTGAGAAAATATGTAAAAGATTTGAAAGTCTGGATACACAAAGAAGAAGGTTGGTGGAACGAATGAAAAAGTTATTCACCTCAGTTGGTTTAGTTTTATCTTTAGCATTTCCTGCTATAGCATCATCGTTAGAACCAAAACAACCAACAGTAAGACCTTATAGTGCAGAGGCAATGGGTTGTATGATACTCCTAGAATGCACTGAAGGAATAGAAAAACTCACAGTAGATTCGGAATTATTAAAAAGTGAAGATTTTGATCCATTCAGAGAAGAACTAAAAAGAATTATTACTGCTCTTGACGGGGTAAATGTCCCTGTTTATGTTGCACCAGAAAGATACTTTACTCCAAGAACAGTAGGACTATATAAACCAAACTATAATCGTTTCTTTGTAAATGAAACTCTACTCAAAGACCCCAGAGAGTTTCTTGGAACGATGAGACACGAAGGATGGCACGTTGTTCAAGATTGTATGGGTGGTGGATTACAAACATCCTTTATGGCACAAGTTCATCAGGATAGTGAGATACCTGCTTGGGTAATGAAGCAGACTAGATTAACTTATGAATCAATGATGCAAAGTCGTGCTATTCCCTGGGAGGCAGATGCTAACTGGGCAGAAGAACAATCTAATGTGACTGCTGAAAAGTTAGAGATGTGTGCAAAAGGTCCACTATGGGATCAGATTAGACCAACTCCAATGACAATGGATTGGTTAATCGGGTGTGGATGGATGAAACCACAGGAAGGAAAGTATCCTTATTATCCAAATAAAAAGGTAGAGTATTGCACAGAAGGTAAATATTGATGGACCAATTTCCATGGGGAGTTATTACAATATTGGGATGCGGTCTTGTTTTTACCGCATATGTAATTTACTACATATTAAAACTAGCACACGAGGAAATGAAAGATGAAAAACAACATAGCACTCATTCTATCAGCAACGAGTCTGGCAATTAGTGGAGCACTTTGTTTTGGTGCTTATGTGACTTATAAGAAAGCAGAAGCAATTCTTAACAATCCAGAAGAGTTTGTTGGTAAGGTTGTGGAGAACCAAGTCAATAAGGCATTTGAAAAGTTACCAATTCCTAAACTAAATACTGGGAGTATTAAGTTTCCTTTCTAATGTCAGACAAAGATCCGTACATTTATAGAATTAAGTCAGTTCTTAAAGTTGTAGATGGTGACACTATTGATGCTGCTATTGACTTGGGTTTTGATATCTCCCTTACTAAGCGAATTCGTCTTGCTGGTGTTGATACCCCAGAGAGCCGCACAACTGATGCAAAAGAAAAAGCACTTGGTCTTGAGGTTAAAGAATGGCTCAAGAAAAAGTTAGAAGGGCAAACTGATATTATTGTTAAAACAGAACTCCCAGATTCCACCGAAAAATACGGTAGAATTCTGGGACATTTGTTTATTGGTGATAAGGAAGTATCCGCAGTGAATAAAAAGAAATCTGTTAATCAGCAAATGATTGATGAAGGATATGCTTGGGAATATGATGGTGGAACGAAGAAAAAAGATTTTGCTTTATTATTAGAAAAGAGGAATGGGGATAAGAAGGATTGACTTTTTTTCTTTACTCTACTATTATTAGTAAGGATATTGACAAGTTTAAAAATGATTAAATCTATGTTGATTGCTGCTGCGGTTGCAGTTCCTAGCAATCCTCTTTGTGCTCCAATTCTTGCCGAAGAAATTACTTCACCTAAAACTAATTCAACTCCAGCAGCAGTGTTTTCTGCTGCTCCTGCCGCTGCATCTTTTTCTACTAATAATAATAGTGTTCCACCCTCACTTGCTCTCGCTGCAGTGAATGTCGCTAACAATATTGCTTGCCGTTCAAAAGCACGAGCAAAGTATTTTGAACTTGGTGCCAGCGATATGTCCAATGATACCAGTAATGGTCAGTGGGGAATTGTTGGAACGATGCAAGCAGTTGTTTGGTGTCGTGATAATCATGCTGTGATTGCAGTCGCGGGTAATAGTTATAATTCTGTTTCTGAACTTCGTGACGAAATTCAGAAAGCATTCTAAAAAGATAGTCTAGCAGACAATTTTTTAGCAATTTTCTTTGGTGGGGCATAGAGAGATTTAAATCTTTCTTGCCCTTCTTTTGTAAATCTATCTTTTACTGGTTCATCAATAATTACTTTATTTTCTATTTCGTACAGAGTATTCTTTTCAATTTCATCACGAATATACTGCTCTACATTATCTGTTTGTGCCACAAGTCTTGTTCCATCAGCAGAGTATTCAAATATGTCAATGTGCCCTGCTTCTGCCATTACATAATGAAGAACAGGTTTAACTTGTTTGATTTTGATTTTAAACTTGTTCTTCGTTGCTTCTTTGATGAATGGTTCAGCAGCGTTTTTAAGAACATTCAATACTGCTGTTGATGCCATCGTTGCAGCAGTTGTAACTACGGCGACAGCACCAGCCGTAGCAACAAGAGAAGGATCAGGTAAATTAATATCGACTCCATAAACAGAAAAGGTAGGTTGGAGTTTAGTTTCTGCTGGTATTTCAGCAACAGGTTCGGGTGTTTGAGTTTGAATAGGGGGGGTTTGGGCGATTTGGGGCAGTTGAGGTGGGGGGGTAGTATCTGGTAACCCCCTTGATTTTTCTTGTTTTTCTGCTTCCTGCTTTTGGCGTTCTGCATTTACTGCAGCATCAAACTCTGCTTGAGTTGGAACATTAATAACTGGATACTTGATTGTAGTATTTGGAACATCAATCACAGGAACTTCCAGTCCACGAACAACAGGCGCTTCTACACTACGAATTGTTGGTTTTTCTATCGTTGAAATTATAGAAGGTCCATCAATACCAATTTTTGATATTTGGTTGGAATTTACTTGTACGTTGGTAATTCCGTTGCCATTAATTGTTGGTATTTGCATTTTTCAACCTTTCCTCTCTTTTTCTTTGTTGAGCGGATAACTGTTTTTCTCTAATTTTTTGTTTAGTTTCTTCACTCATTTTTATGCCATAACGAGAATTATTTTTTCCACTTCTATCTGGTTGATTTGCTCTCATTTTTTCTAATGCTTCTGGTGTATGTCCTCCTGTTGTTGGACTAATCCACTCTCCACTTTCAACTCTTCTTTTTGCCGCCTCACTAATTTTCTTTCTAACCTCTGGTCGCTTTGCTGGATTTTTATCTCCAACCATTTTACCCTTTGCTGCCTCACTAAGTTTCTTCTTTACTTCTGGTGTATGTGAGATGTATTGACTGCCACCACCAATTGTATTATTATATCCTTCTTCATAAGAGTTGTACTGCTTAATGTAGTGAGTTTCTCTTTCGTCAAGCATATCAATCTCACATTCTTCTAATAATTTTATGGTAAAGTTTTCCGCCCCATATTTTTGAATAGAGTTACAGATTGCTGTCTTTTTGCTGGGACGACAGTGCTCTTTAAATCTTTCTGTGATAGATAATTTAGTTTGTCCCACATATACTTTTCCGTTGATGGCATTAGTAATTAAATAAATATTTCCCATAGGATAGACTTTGAACTTTTAATATTATTTATAAAAATGAGAAGTTCAAAGTCTATCCTTTTATTTGGTTTCTGACACAATTGTTCCGTTCCCAGTCATCAGCAATCCATTGGGTGCTGTGCCAACTATATCGGCACATATTTTTCCATATGGACTATTGGGGTGGAAAAATACTCCAGACTTTATTTGTTCACCACAAATTCTTAATCTTACTAACTCAAAATCCAGACGACTTTTTTCATATTCACTTTGTTGTCTAGCAATTTCAGTTTCTGCTCTTCTTCTACATAAGCTCATTAGATTATTATCTAATGGAATATTAAGACCGGCAGATATTCCCCAACTTCCATTTCTTGAGGAAAATGTTTCTGGGTCATCGCTATCATTTCCGCTATTCATTAAAAATGGAGATACTGAGAACGTTGCTCCTTGGCAGCTAACTCCTCCCCCATATGTATTGACTGCATATGGTCCTTGTAGAACTTGAACAGCTTGATTTGTGACATTACCAGTGGCGCTAGCACTTGGTCCAGCAATATTTGTGTTACTAGGGGCAGGAGTGCTTTGAGCAAATGCAGTCCCTGTTGAAATTATTGCGTAAAGACAGAGATTGATGTAGTGGTTGATTGTGTTTCTGTGGTGCGATCTATCCATGTTTCTTTTGCCACTCCAGGTCCGAGATAGGTTTCGCTGAACTGGAATGGAGCACCTTGTGTCATAATCGAATAACCAGCACCTCTTTGAGGAACGCCAGGAATGTTGATGTTCGTACCAGTTACAGTATAAGATTCACCAGTTGTATATTCAACTTGGCGGATTGTTTCTATAATCTTTGTAGTAGA